CATCCGCGTCTGCAGATCGCCATCCCACGGCAGCCCCTCCGGCACCGCGAAGTCGCCGAGGTCGTAGTCGCCGGGCGTCTCGGGGCGGCCGAGCGAGGAGTAGAAGCGATCCCAATCCTCGGGTGGACTCTTCTCGTTCGGCTTCGTGACCTTCTCGCCGCCGACCAGGCGCTGCAAGTTGATGTGCTCGCTGACCAGTCCCGGCAGGCCCGACTCGCTGAACCCGTCGAGGATCGTGTTGTCGCGCACCTCGGGCGGCAGGGACCCGCGCAGTTGACCCCAGTCGAACCCGGTCGGGGTGGGTTCCGCCGCGGGTGCGGGCTCGGATGTCGGTTCGGACGTCGGCTCGGGTGTGGCCTCTACGATCGGTTCGGCTTCTGACATGCGTGTCTCCTGTTAGCGCAGCTTTCGCTGTGCCTGGGTCATTGCTAGGCGTAGGATCTCTTCGTCACTCAGGTTCACGTAGCGCATGATGAGCAACATAACAGAACGTCGACCCTCGTTATAGACCGTCTCGAGGCTGTCTCCGGGCACGTAGGAGGGTCTGGACTGGTGGCAGAAGTCGCGAAGGAATGCGAGAACGCGCTCTCCGTTGTGGTCACCGAAGGTGTGCTGGAAAGCGGTGCGGGCCTCTTCTAGGTCTTTGAACCGGGCCGCGCTCGCAGCCTCATCCTCGCCTTCTACATCGTCGTACCCATGATGCTCGCTTGTTGATTCGCTCACGGTTGGATTTCAGACACCTTCGCAATGCCGGGGAGCAACTTCGCAATCGTGTCGCCACCTTCCATCATCTGCTGCTGTTGCTGCTGCTGCTCCATGGCCTGAGCCTGAGCCGCGCGGCGCGCCATGACCTCGGCCTGCTGGCGCATGACCTGTACGGGCACTCCGTTGCCCTCGAAGATCTTTCGCACCGCGACGTCGAGATCGATGTTGTCCATCACGGACGGGTCCGCCTCGGCGACTGCAGCGGCGGCGCTGAACGAGTCGAGGATCGCCTGGGCCTCGGAGGCCTTCTGGGCGCGGGCCACCGGGGACACGTACTCGATCTTCAACTCCTGGCCGGCCAGGAACTCGGGAGGCTCGGGGAAGTCGCTGCGCCGCGAGAGGATCCCCACCACCCGCTCGATCATCGGCTCGAGCAGTTCGACCTGCATCCGGCCGAGGACGGGAGAGAGGATCCGCTGGGAGAGGCGCGCGAGCTCGATCACCTGCGTCGCCGTCATCCGCGGATCTTGGAAGGCCTGGATGATCTCGCTGTGAAAGGCCTTCTCGATCTTGCGCGAGCGGGTGTCGATGATGTCCGACGACCACTGGAACTGCGCCCGGCTCTCGAGGTAGCGCACCGGGTCTCGCGAGCCACCATCGTTGCGAACCACGATCTGGGCCGAGGGGGTCACGCGGAGCTGGCTGCCGGGCAAGACGCCGTCGTCGTCGACCAGCAGGGGCGGGTCCACCGCCTTCTCGGCGTTGCGGATGTAGGTGCGCCAGATCGCATTGAGCATCTTCTGCTCGGGGAGCGCGTCGACGCCGGGGCCGCGCCCGTAGATCTCGCCCGCGTCGACTGTCCAGCGAGGCACCATGTAGGGCATCTCGTGGTAGCCGCCCTCGCGGATGATCTCCTTCTGGTCGAGCAGCATGTAGAGCGATTCCCATGCCATGCCCGAGGCGTCCAGATTGCCGGGGCGGGGGATCTCGCGGCGCTGCACGATGTGGAGCAGGTCGAACTCCTGGCTCGAGTCCTTCTTGGCCGACTCGACCACCCGCTTGGGCAGATCCTCCTCGCCGAAGAAGTCGACCGCCTGCCACGCCTTCATCTTGAAGTTGCGGTAGACGGTGACGATCCTGCCGTTGTGGTCGACGTCAACGAATGTCTCGGACAGCGGGCGCGACACGAAGCGGGGCCCATGCTCGAGGTCTTCCTCGATGAACATGACCGCGGTGCCGAAGCCGGGAAGGTCGTTGTAGACCTCGGCGATGTTCGTAGTGAACCCGGACTGCGGGCGCGAGAACGCGTTCAGCGCGAGCGTCTTGACCTGATCGAGGTAGAAGGTCGCCTCGTCGATCTCGTTCAGCTCCTCAGCGATGAACTGGAGGTCGAACCACTTGGTGGCTGGATTCGTGAGCAGGGAGTGGAGCGCAGCGGCGAGCAGGTTGTTCGAGTCGCGGGATGTGGTGTCGTAGACCCGGATGCCGCGCTGCCGCCCAGGCTCACGCTGGACTGTGAAGTCGCGGCGCATGAGCGCGTGGTCGGCGATCTCCTGCCAGAGATTCTCCCAGTTGCGGCGACGATTCTGCGCGTCCTCGAACTGACGCGCGAGCTTCTTGCCTCGGTCGGTCTGTGCCATCGGCTAGCTCCCGCCGAGCAACGTCGGCCTCTGAACCTGAGGGTCTTCGGCCTCTCCTGCGAGGATGTTCGACTGGTTGTTCTTGCCCGCCCGCCGAGCTCGCAGCATGTCGATGCGGCTCTCCTCGACCTCGGGGTCACCGGGGCCGGGGGGCGCATCGGGCTCAGACGTGAAAGCGCCCGCTGCCGAAGCGGCGCTCAGACCTGCCATAGCGATCATCGCGATAGGAGCCATGTGAGCAGAATGTAGAGGATCAGGTACGGATGGCAAATCACCCGGTGAGCATCGTCTGGTTGTCGCCAGGGCGGCCCGCGCCGGTGGCCACGAGCAGCGGGCTCTTGCCGCCGCGCTTCTTCGCCCCCGCGCGCGAGGCGAGCTGGCGCTGGGCCTCGAGGACTGCTCCGCTCTTCGATGTTCCGTTGGGGCCAAGCATCACAGGCTCTCGTTCCAGACGAAGGGATCGAACTCGGACTCCACTTTAGCATCGAATTTCGTCAGGCTCTCGGGGGGCCGAGCGAAGCGAAGCATCATGATGGCCTTGTAGAGCGAGGAGATCAGGTCGTCGTTGACCTTGACGATCGCCCCCTTCTTGCGGTGGTACGTCCCGATTTCGTTGAAGATCTGGTTGCAGGTGCGGAAGATCTTGAGGCGGCCGGTCTGCATCCGCGACAGCACGGTCTGCACGGCCGCCTCGGTGGAGTAGCCGCCCTCGGGGAAGGTCGAGTGCGTCCGCAGCATGCGGAGCCCCTCCTTGCGGTAGATCTGAGCGATCGGCCCGGACTCGCCCCAGTCGCGGTTGCCATCGTGGGGCCAGGCCACCGGGGTGTCGGTGCCCCACGGGCGCAGCGCCGAGACGTGGATCGCCGGGGTCGGCGTCTTCTCCTTGTACTCGCTGGTCATGAAGATGACGTCGTTATCGCGGTCGTAGGCGACCTTGATCGCGGCGAACGGGTGGTCGCCATAGCCGAAGTCGCATCCGATCAGCGCCGGCCAGTAGCGCGGTACATCGAACGGCTCGACCTCGATCGATGAGAACGGGATCTGGAAGATCAGACCAGAGCCTAACAACGGGATGCCACGCGACCGCGCCTCTCGCTCGTGGGCGGGGTAGCCATCGATGACCATCTGCCGCTCTTCTTCGTCGAAGTGCTCGGCGTCCTCGATGTCCATCATCACCGTCGCGCGCTGCTTCGTGGTCGGCTCTGGGTAGAACATCGACACGACATCGGACATGCCTAACAACGGAGTCATCGTCATGAAGATGATGCCGCCGGTCGCGGTGATACGGGCCAGGATCTCCGTGTACACGTCCTCGGGAGGCTCCTCGTCGCACCAGATGGCATCCCACGTATACCCCTGAAACGACTTCCTTCCCTGGTCGTAGGCCTTGAACTGGCAGGTAGAGACGCCGCCGCTCTTGTGCTTGACCTGTATGATGTCGACGAGGTCCGGGAATCCGCGCGACATCGTAGGCTTCTTGGCTACGCAAGAGCGCGGGATCGTCCCTGTGCCCCATTCGCCGCTCTTGCCTAGCAACAGGCGCTGCGGGTTATCGCGCACCGTCTCGTTGTTCGTATTGGCCGCGCATGCGCTGATGGGTCGAACGAACCTCTTGCCCTCCCACCAGTCCGGGTAGAGCCCCGTCAGATGGAACGACATCTCGTTGGCAGCACCGTATGTCTTGCCGAGTTGGTTGCCGGCGAGCAGGACGCGCTCGCGCTTAGTGAGGCCCAGATCGTGAAACTTCTTCACCTTCGGGTAGGGCTTGTACAGCGCCAGCTTCCGCATCTTGAGCGCCGTCAGCATCCCCGCTGCCTTCCGCAAGTCCAATCCCGAGCCGGGGGGCGTTTGTGCGGATCCACTTTCGGGC